AGACAGCAGTTTGATTGGTGGTCGTATGATTTAAGTGAAACCTTACCACTTGGCTTTTCCGTTAAGAAGTACGAAGCTATGGCTGGTCTATCCGTTGAGGAGAGTTCTATACCGTTTGATTATGATGGGGAATTTACCAAATCACAGATTATGGAAGTTGTCAAGTATAACCATCAGGACTTGAAAGCTGAACTTGATTTATATAATACCCGAGCAACATATTTTGATGGTAAGGACATTCTTGTTGATGAATATGGTACCGAGAAAATGCATCGATATTCTAATACAACTATTTCAGCCCACTATTTGATGGGTAATGACAAGCTTGATAAATTTACACCTGATAACCCAAAAATATATGGCGTACCTGAAAAAGTAGATGAGTTTTTAAATAATGCACTTGAAGCAAGCCCTCGAGTTAGTAAGGGAGACACGCCATCCATTCGTCAAAAGCTCAAAGCTAATGAATGGGGTAACGAGGTTACTTCAGCATTCGGACAAGTCTTCACATGGGGTTGGGGTGGTTTACATTCTGCTACTGGAGAGATTTATTTAACGAAAACAGGCAAACAGCGAGTGCGATATTTTCCAGTAGATGAGACTGGTGTACAACAGTGGGACGTAGCAAGTATGTTCCCTAATATCATCATTCGAGATAACTTATTAGGCTCTAAAACAGATAAGTATAAAAAGCTGGTTGATGAACGCTTAGAGAATAAGAAAAAAGGGCTTGCTGTCGCTGGTGCTCAAAAAATTGTCGTTAATGCAGTTTATGGTGCGTTACGTTTACAGACATCTAAATTATTCAATCCATATAGCGCAATTGCTGTTAACGTTTCTGGTATGGTTGCTTTATATAACTTGGCTGGTCGATTATCTGAATACGGCGTAATCCATCAATCGAATACTGACGGCATTGCGTTTAAACCGTTTGATACTACAACACAATCTATGTTAGATGAGTTGCGTACAAATTGGGAAGATGAGTTTCAACTAGAATTAGAAGTGACAAATTTCAAGCGCTTCATTCAACGAGATGTTAATAACTATGTTGCAGTAGATGAAAACGATCATATTAAGACTAAAGGTGGCACAGTTGGCCAGTCAGTACATGTTAATAAACTGGCCAAATCAGGTGCAATAATTATTGACAAGATGGTTCTTAATTATCTACTTGACAAAACAGATCCAGCCATCACAGCATTAAAAGGCGAATTAAGCGACTTCACATATACCCTAGTTAGTCAAAAAGGCAAAACACAAACAGGTAGGACAGTTGATGAAAATGGAAAGCCACTTGACAACAAAGTTAATCGTGTATATGCCAGCTTGAACGGAGTCTCACTATTTAAAGAACGTGTAAATGGATCCCTTGCTAAGTTCAGTGACGCTCCCGAAAAGATGACGGTTGTAAATGACGACTTGGATAATTACAACGTTGATGATATCGATTATGGCTTTTATATCGATCTAGCAAACAAGAAAATAAAAGATTGGTTTAAAAACGCTTGACAATGTAACACAATGTGATATAATTAAAGCATATTAAAAAGACAAGGAAGTGTAACAATGACAAAAGCAAATTTCGTATTTCTAAATGCAGATGACAAAAGTATTCAGATGTATTTTGAAGTTGAAAAAGAAATCGTGGAAGTAAAGTGGGGAAATCCTGATTATATCGCTGACCACTTGGCACAATTTGGAGTTAAAAATGCTGATGAATTGAGTGATAAGCTAACTAAACTTGGTGCAGTTGAGATTTATGAGTTCTCACGCAAGACTAAAGATGGTAAGCAAATCAGTGGTTGGAGTGTTGATAAGCCATTCCCTGAAGCAAGCAAGCCAGAAAAGGGTATTATCGCTGGTAAGATTGTAGAAGTAGTTACTAACGATTTTAAGGTTGCTGTATTGGTTGAATTAAAGGACAAGTCAGTGTTTACCGTAGTTCGTGGATTCTCTGTATACGACCCAAAAAATAAAAAGATGTATCCAATGGCAAACAAGCGCAAGGCATTACTCGCAGCATTTAATATTAAAGACTTCTCTGAATTGAAAAAGGGTGATGACATTACATTTATCCGTCAACAAGCTGGAGAAAACTATTACTATGTGCCAGAATTAGGGTAAACGTGTTAGACTTAAACTAGCCCTCATACGGCTGGTTTTTTTATTAAAATTAGATAAGAGAAGATAATCATGAAATTATACGTACTATCCACAGGTTCATCAGGTAATGCTTCAATTGTTCAGGGTAAACACGAGAATATCGCCCTTGACTTTGGCTTATCATACTCAAAGTGGCATAACCTATTAGAAAAAAATAACTTAGAATTACCACACGAGTATTTCATCACACACGAACACGGAGATCACTTGAATCAAAGCGGTATCAATCGACTATTTGGTAAGTATAAGGGTTTATATTTTCACACTAACCGAGGAATATTTGAAACCGAAGATTTTACTATTCAAGCATTCTTAGTCCCTCACGACATTGAAAATCATGGGTTTGTGATTGTTGAAAAAGATACTAACGAAAAGCTAGTTTACATCACTGATTGTTCAAGTATGTATCAGACGGTCAAGCATTATCAAGACCTATTGTCTAACGCAGACATTTACGCACTTGAAGCAAACTATGATGAGCAATATATCGAAAACCCTGACATTCTCGACCAGATGAATTATAAGTATAACGTTTTCCGAGGCATGATGAGGCACACAAGCAAGCAAGAGAGCCTAAAGACGTTTGCAATGCTCAAAAAGCCAAGTAGTAAATTTATACCGCTACACCAATCAAGTAGATTTTATAACTATTAAATTGAGGTAATAACCAATATGGGACAAATTAAAAAAAAGCTATTCGCTGGAGATAGTTTCCAATCAAGCCAAGTACCAAGCGAAATTTTAGATTTATTTCTTGGCTTTTTACAGACTAGTAATGTGACGACCGAACAATATTTTGATGTTGATGATACTACTGGTGAACGTATTCTAAACCGTGAGAAGATAACTACCAAACAACAAGATTTGAAAGCAAGTCTGTCATTCTTTGAGCGTGTTTATCCGCAATACTTCGACCCAATCACACAGGAAAAGTTAGAACAGTTGAAATTAGCTAGTTCTGATAGTACCGCAGATGATATTAAGAAAAAGGCTCGTGAAATATTTGAAGATGCGGAGAATTGAGTATGTACTGGTATTATGAATATTTAAAGTTATATCGAGATGGAAAACCAATGTCACAATGGGTAATTAAAGCATTAGATCGAGTACCCTATTATCTATCACATTATAACTACAATGAGCGATACCCCAAGCGCTTAATATCTTTCATGGAAAACAGCCTCTATTTACAAAAAGGCGATACCGGTTCAAAGATGAAACTCGAAATTGAACAAAAATTCTGGATCGAGTTATTAGGTTTTGAGTATGACGATGGGCGACCGGTCATTACTGATTTGGGTTTAATAATTGGAGCTGGTTCTGGTAAGTCAACATTTATGGCTGGTCTAGCTTTGGCTGTTATGATAGTAGATAGTCACCGAGGGCAAGATGTTTTAGTCATGAGTAACTCTGTTAACCAATCACAGAACACGTTTAGAACGGCAACTGATATGGTTAGTGATGATAGAAGCCCGTTATATGACTTTAAAAAAATGGACTTAATTCAGCCAATTCAAGGTAAAATCCGCTGGACTCCTACCAATAGTCAAATTGAAATCAAGGCAATGGATAACAAAACCGCTGATGGTGTCAATGTTCGTATGGCCATTTTTGATGAATTTCATAGCTACACAACCAACGTTATCGAAAACATTAGAAAGAGTTCGGCTCCAAAACGCAAGGGGACTGGATTTGCCACGGTTTATATTTCAACTAATGGCGTAACTCGTGATAGTGTTTTTGATAGTTATTTTAAACGTTGGGAGAGAATACTTGATGGCGAAATCGAAGATTATAGTACATTCCCAATGATTTACCAATTAGACGATTTACAAGAGAGCACAGATATTACAATGTACGAAAAAGCCATGCCATTTGTTAAGTCAATTAGTGATCCACAAATTACCTATGAAAACTTTATGAAAACAAAAGGCAATCCAGTAGCACAAGCTGAGTTTTTAGCTAAGTCGTTTAATATTCCACAAAGCCAATACAACTCATTATTCACAACCCAAGAGTTAGAACGAGCAATCGCACCTCACGACTTTTATTTTGATAATCAGGTTTATGTTGGTTGGGACTTGTCAGCTAAAAACGATTTATCATCTGTAGCTATTTTTTGGGAGAGTGATGGAAAAATTAAGGTTAAGTCACATGCTTGGCTTCCTAAAATTACCATGACAGAACATACTAACAAGGAACAACGTTTACACTATGCCAACTTTATTGCTAATGATGAGTTGACGTTACAAGACGGTGGAAACATAGATAGCAAAGAAATATTTGAGTGGTTACAAGATTACATTTATAGTAATGGTTTACAAGTTGTAGGTATGGGGGGTGATTCTTATTATGCCAAAGAATTTATTAAGCTCATTACAGATGAATTTGGGGCAGATAAATACAAGCCGTATCGACCAATAACGAATGTAGTCAGCGAACCTACTCAACTAATCAAAGGTAAGATAGCGGAAAATAATGCTCAATTACTAGATACTCTTATGTTGTGGTCTCTAAATAACGTTAACGTTAAGGTTGATGGGGCTGGGCAAGTATATCCTAACAAACAGAAGTCCGCAGATAAAATAGATCCAGTTTGGGCGTTTATTATGGCATATCGAGCACAGTTAGATGATTTGAATGATAATTTATTTGAATGGGGTTGATAACTTCATTTTTTTGTGATATAATTAGCGTTAAAGATAATACATTTTTGAAAGGGCATGCTATGGCTTTTGATTTTAGTGCGTTGGTAAGTAATTTCTTAACACCTAACGCAGTTACACCGTTGTCAAGCAATGGTACAAATAACTATATTTACTTAGACGCAGACGGTCAGAGCTTTGAGTTAGATATTCACCAGGAAGTTGTCAAGTTTATTGCTCGTGAATTTACAAAAGGCAAGTTTGTCCTAAAAAACGTTAGCAACAATCAACGATTAGACTATTTACTTAATTTAAAACCAAGTGACAATCAAACAGCCAATCAGATGATGTATGAGTTTGCTTTTGGCCTGTTAAAATTTGGCAGAGTTTATTATAAGGTTTACTTTGCTCCTAATGCTAAAGCTCCAACAAGTATTGAGATTTATTCGACACAACCTGATAAGCAAGGTTTTAAGGTTTATGAATATCCACAGTTAAAGTTGCAACGCCCAAGTACACTGTTAGACAAATATGCTAACTTGATTGATATTTTAAGTACGAAACAGAGTTCAAACGTTCTTGAAATCCAAAGTTCTATCAAAGCTAATGACGTTAGAAAAGAAAATGAAAACGTTAATGGTTATGAGAACCAATCAGTCGATTTTCAAAATAAAAGTAACCCACGATTGACGGCAGTAAATAATCAGATTAAACGATTCGGCTCATTCTTAACTAACACCAACGAAAGTACGAAAGACCACGCTAACCTTACCAATCCAGACGGCACCGCATTGGCTGATTTACGTGCTTTAATTTATGAACAGCTCCACATATCATCTAAATTACTTGATGGCTCATATACCGAAGAAGAGTATCGAGCTTTCTACGCAAGTCAATTAAGACCGTTGATGGGGGCATTCGAAGAACTACTTAATGCAGAATTATTTGACTATAATTCATATATTGCTGGTTCACGTATCAAGCTCATACTTGACTTGGTTCAATTTGCCACATTAGAGAGCTTCACGACATTCGCCAAGGAAACACTTTATACGGGAACTACGGTCAATGATGATTTGCGTGAAAACTTAGGTCTCGAAGCATATCCAGATGGACTAGGTCAGATTATATTTAGTAACAAAAATGCTGTGGCACTTAACAATCCAGAAGTTAATGCCTTATTACAAACAGGGAGCACGGCCAATGAAAACACAAGCAACGTTAATAACACAAGCACAGACGGAAACGAATGACGGAATTATTAAGGGCGTAGCTAATTCACTAACCCGCACTCGTTCTGGGATTACAGTAACCCAAGAAGCTGGTAAAAAAGTTATTGGGAAAAAGGTACCATTACTTTTATCACACGACTGGTCTAGCATGCCAATCGGTGAAGCAACTATGACTTCGGTTGATGATAAGGGTTTGGCTTATTCAGGTTCTATCTTTGAAAGCGTTTCTAATCGTCAGCAAATTTTAGATGGTATTCACGCTGGCGTCCTATCCGTCTCAATTGGATTTGGAGTTGGAGAAATTGATGAAAACAATAACATTGATGATATTGATTTATTGGAGTTGTCAGTAACACCAGTACCAGCAGACCCAAAAGCAACTATTACACAAAGCCTAGAAATTATTAAACAGGGGAGTATTAAAATGGCAGACCAAGAACCCGTATCAACACCAACAGATGACAAGCAACCAACGATTCAAGACGTATTAGACGCAATTTCTGACGTAAAAAAGGACTTGGCTGATTTCATCAAGTCACCAGAACCAAAAGATAATCCAGACAATCCAGATGACTCACAACCTGACAACGCAACAGAGTCCGTAGATGAGTTGGTTAGTTTTGTTAAAAAGTTGAGTGTATCAGATAACATGCAAGCACTACGACTAGGCAAAATCTTGAAAAAGTTTGACAAATAATAATTATTGTGGTATACTAACACTAATCTAGAAAACTCACGTGAGGAAAATATTATAATGGAATTACAATCGTATTTGAAGAGTAATAAAGCCGTTTCTGATTATGCTACTTTGGCATTCGGAGCGGGTAATAACGGAAAAGACTTTCAAAAGCAATGGCTCGAAAAGTTGGATAACGCTGGCGTAATTACACAAGACGTTAACGAAGCCGACTTGGTACCGCTTAAAATTATCTCAGCTATTGAAACAGCGGTTGAAGAAGATGTCGTATTTTCTCAATTTAAGCCTGTATTTAATATCGAAGCCGGTTCAATTGTAATCGAACCTAAGAACACCGTTGGAGCTTTGGGTCATAAGCGTTTGGCAGATAAGACTGTTCAACAGACTAGATTCGAAATTCGTAACTTGGTTCCTATGGCCATTTACAAGTTGCAACGTCTCGACCACATGACATTCTTAAAGGGTGGCGCTTTGGTTGATTGGCTCATGCGTGAATTACCGGCTTATGTTATCGAACGTTTGGCACAAGCTATTTTACGTGGTGGGGTTGTTAACGAAGATGGAACACCATTTACAGCAGTTTATCCAATCGTTGGTGACAAATTGACAGTGACTGGTACAAAATTGCCAAAAACATATACTGGTGATGACTTACGCCAAGCCATTATTTCTGACTTTGCTAAGGTTAAGGGTTCTCAAAAGGTTATCTTCCTATCAAACTCAGCTAATGCGAAGTTGGCAAGTGGTGATGGGGCTGTGAGTGCTGCAATCTTGTTAGGGCAAACCACATTCGGTGCTAAAGCAATGGTTCCCACTGATTTGTTAGACGCAGATGGTTCTAATGTTGAAATCCCTTATATCATTGTTGATATTAATTCATACCTAATTGGTTTCCAAGGTTCAGGGGTTGAAACACTTGGCTCATTCGTAATCCAACAAAACGCACAATATGTTGAAAGTCGTGCTTATGTAGCTGGTTCATTGTTGGCCGCTAACCGTGCATTGTCAGCATCTGTTACAGCATAGTATTTATAATCAAATTTAAGACTAGAAATAGTCTTTTTTTTATGTTATAATTTAGGGAAAGGAAACCGACTATTATGACTACTTTTGATTATCAAAAATATTTAAACGTTGATGATGACACATATTCTGATTGGTATGGGACTATTGAGGAGTTGGAAAATTCAGCTATCAATAGAGCACAACGATTAAACCCAACGATCACAATTGACGCAACGAATAAGAACTTATATGAATATGCCAAGGAGGTTATTTATATCGGTATTTTTGGTGATGCTCTAACCCCCGCGCTTTGGCATTATCATGACTCTAAAATGTCAGACTTAGAAGAATACTTCAGGTGGTGGCAAGAATGAGAATTGTAAGTGCTAAATTATTCAATAAGCTGGGGAATACGGAACTAACCAAGACCGTTAATGGCAGATTAGAACAACCAAGAATTGTCGCTAAAAACTGGTATCAAATCAATACTAATAAACGGTTAATGTATAATCTGATCATTCATGGTAACGTTGATACTTTTGGAGAATTTGATGCCGTTACAATTAAGGGAAAAAGCTATATTATTCTCAACAAACAAGAGAGTGGTATAAATAGTATTAAATTAGAAATTGGTTCAGGAGGTAATCGCTAATGGCTGATTTTAAAAATAAGTTAAGCAAATATCAAACCGAACTATCTGACAAATTTACTAGTGTTAGTTGGTATGGTCAGAAAGCGGATTTAAATACAATTGATAACACATCAGCGATCATAAATTATCTCACTACTAAAGGAACCGCAGATCAAACCCCACATTATTGGCGAGTTACTTTAAATGTATATGCCACAGTAGATAATTCAGAAGAGTTGGCGGATTTAGGGTATACACAAGTCTCTGAAATTGCGATTGATGAAAACCTTAATACGTTAGTCCAGTATACAAAAGATGTGGTGGTTCTCTAATGGTTAAGAGAGTTAATTCAATAGTTGATATTGCGAACGGTACCAAAAAATTTGCAATCGCCAAAGTGTTAGAAAAGCGAGATAAAACAGCACAACAAGCCTCTTCACAATCTAACTCGGCTTTGGGTGTATGGCATGGTATGGCTCCTAAAGGTAGAACTGGCCAAATGGTTAGTGGCGTATCCGTTAAACATGGAAAATATTACTCGGTTGTTTATCCTACTCATGATTATCGAAAAGAGGGAACAGCCTTTATGGAAATTGTCAACGTTCAAAATAAGCGGGGAGTCCACGCTGGCTTTTTCAATCGGTATCGAACCCAATTAGGAAAATCATTTTTGACATCGGTTAAATGATATGATATAATACATATAAGATATAAAACTCACGTGAGGATAACAAAAATATGGCATACGATACGCGACAAATTACACATGGTACGCAAGAGGTCACTTATGGTTTGAGTGGTGATGGTACTGGAGCAGTTACCTATTCAACTGGTGTACAAAAGTTCAGTCCGTCTGTTGATCAAGATAGTAAAAAGATTTATGCAGACTCTCAAACACACATGACTTTGCTTAACGCTAAGAAACTGACTATCGACCAAGACAACTTACAATATACGCCAGATGAAATGAAGCAAATGGGTTATTTGGATAGTGGAACAGGCTTTACTGATAACGGAAAGTATCCTAAGTTTTCTGTTCAACGGATTTTGGACGTGCAAGATGATGGGGGAACGGTTACTAAGAAGCTCGAAGTCTATTATGGTGTAACGTCTGGTGCCTATACTGAAAGCGATGACGAAGATGAGGACGAAATCAACCCTAAGGTTTATTCTCGTACTTTGAACGTTGACGGATTTGATTTTGGTGAGGGTATTGTTAAGCAATTCATTGTCACTAGAACAACCAAAAACGCCTCAGTGTTTGACACATACAAAACTAAGATTTTAAAGCCCGCTGATTTTAAGGGTATTATAGGCGGATAACAGTCATTAAGTCCTTGACATTAATTTGTTTAGGGCTTTTTATATTGCCTAAAATATGATATAATAAGTAGAATAAAGGAGTGTCTGTACGGCATTCTAAGACGTTTTTTTACTCACTAGCTGGGTAATCCATCAAAAGGAGCTTTTAAATGGCGACTAGTTCATCATATTTATTGAAGATTGGGGCAGATGTTGGGTCTGTTACGAAATCAATTGCGCAAATCAATGGCGATATTCGTTCATTGGCCAATCAATCACGTAACCTTAATAGCGCATTCAAATTAACAGGCGATACTAGTATTTTAACCAAGAATATTAGTGTTTTAGAGAAACAATTAACAGCCACACAAAACAAAAGTAAGTCCTTAAAAAGCCAATTGGCAAGTATGCAAGCTAGTAAGGGATTTGATGTCAACAGTGTTAAGGCTCAAAAACTTACTCGAGATATCGAACTTACCGAAAGTCAAGCGGTTAAATTAAAATCAGAATTGGCAAGTGCAAAGACTGGCGGATTAGATCAAGCAAGCAAATCGACCAGTAGTTTAACTCAAAAGCTCGGTGTTGGTACAGTAGCTATGGGTTCTTTTATTGGTGCAATTGGTGCTACGGTTGTTGGTAAAGCATTTTCATTAATTACAAATAATGTTCAAGGCGCTATCACTCGTATTGATACTCTGACCAATGCCACACGTAACTTTCAAAACATGGGAGTTAAGACTAGTGTTGTTAATACTCAAATGAATAACCTGAAAAACGCCATTAACGGATTGCCAACATCTCTTGATAGCGCTGTTTCTGGTGTACAATTGTTAACATCTTCACTTAATGGTAATATGCCACAGTCAGTTAGTGTATTCAAGGCATTAAACGATGGTATCTTAGGGTTTGGCGGAACAACTGAACAGGTTACTAACTCAATTACCCAATTAAGTCAAGCGTTCTCTAATGGTAAGATTGACGCTGAAACATGGAACTCGCTGATTGATAGTGGTTTGGGCCCAACTTTGAATGCTATGGCGAAGCAAATGGGCATTACTACTGGTGCTCTAAAGTCTGGCTTGTCTGATGGTTCCATTTCAGTATCTCAATTTAATGACGCACTTGTTAACCTTGATAAAAATGGTGGTGGGGGTATTGCTTCACTATCTAAGATTGCGCAAGATAGTACGAGCGGTATTGGAACGTCAATAGCTAATGCAAAAACTGCTGTGACTCGTGGTGTTGCAGATATAATCACTGCTGTTAATAATGGGATTAAGTCATTAGATATTACTACGCCATTGGGAAAAATAACTGGTATTGGTAGTATTATAAGCCAATTAGGAACAGTGGTAGAACAGACATTTAGGGCAATTGGTCAAGCGATCCCGCAAGCATTTTCTGGACTATCTGGGGTTATTAGTAGCTTAGTCGGTAGTGGTAATCAGATTCAAACATTGTTCGCTACTATTTTAACGACTATTAGTGGCGTATTAGGAACTATGGACTTTAGCGCTTTGACTAATTTAGCACAAGCCATATTACCAGCGTTAAAATCTGGCTTCCAAACATTCTTGGGTTATGTAACTCCCGCTATACAGCCACTATTAAATGCTTTCGTTAACTTGTGGAATGCTATACAGCCAATTATTAATGTAATTGCCTCAAGCCTTATGCCTGTGTTCCAAATATTAGGGGCATTCTTAGGTGGGTTTGTATCAGGTGTGATGGGAGCATTAACCACCGCATTTAATGTTTTGGCTGGTGTAGCTAGGGTATTGACACCTGTAATTCAATTTGTTGGTTCTGTTATTCAAGCCTTGGCTCCTATATTTGTCACTGTGGCTGGTTTCATCGGTCAATTGATGGGACAATTTGCTGGATTTAATGGGGTATTAGGGGTTGTTGGTAAGGTTGTAAGTAGTGTATTTAGTGGAATTATCGGTTTTGGTTCACGATTATTTGGCTCATTGTCTGGTGTATTTAATAATATTGCTAACGGATTTAGAATTATGGGTTCTGGCTTAGGTAGTGTCGGTCGTGGAATATCCAATACATTCAGTAGTATTATTGGATTTGCTGGGCGTATGGTCTCTGGTATTATCGGTGCTGTTTCTGGAGTAGCTGGTAGAATTGCTAGTCATTTCTCTGGCGTGTTTGGTGCTATCAGTCGAGCTATTGGTAATGTTACTGACATTGGTGCTAATATTGTCAATGGTATCGCACAAGGTATTAGAGGTGCATGGGGAGCGGTTACATCTGCCATTGGTGCTCTTACAGATATGATACCCAAGAAAATACGTTCTCTGTTAGGCATTCATTCGCCAAGTCGTGTGATGAGAGATATGGTTGGTAAGTTTATTCCTCAAGGTATTGCCGTAGGTATGACAAGCCAATATGGATTTATTAGTAGTCACGCACAAAAATTAAAAGACCAATTGACTGGCTCAATGAGTAACATATCATTACCAAGTATCGGATTGGCTGGTGGATCATTGACTACTGCTGGAACATCTACATCCACCACATCTAATCAAGTTACGATTAATGTCAATGGCGCAAACCCTGACTCGGTTGTTCCTCAAATTAAACGTGAATTGCGTAGAGTTGGATTAAGCACTGATTAAAAGTGCTTTTTTTATTGTCTAAAATGTGATATAATCGTAGTATGAAAAAGACTGGAAAAGCTGTTACAATCATGCAACGTTCAACAGACGCTACATGGGAATATTACACAATGAATGTATTAATAAAAAATGATGTTCTAAAGTTAGATGGCACACGTTTTATTGATGTCGTCTTTTTAACAGAACCCAACCAACTTGGTTACTATCCTCGACAAAACGATATTATAATGGACGCAACCAATATGGAAAATGGATATGTAATTAGCGCTAATTATTCACGACCAGCCAACGAAGCAATTGGGATTATGTTTTTGAGTAAGATTAACGATGAAACCTATCGCTTTGCTCCTATTATGAATTTAAGTGAAAACGTGTATATACCAAAAGGTTCTTACTTGCCACAGGTTAACTTGGCTAATGCTATTATGAGTGTATGGAACTTCTTAACTGGCAATAACCCATATCTAAAAAATAATGGGTCCATGTCGATTAGTTCGGATATTACAAAAACATCTAACTACTCGGATAATACAGAAAGTACGATTGATACTATATTTAAGAATTTTATTGCTCGCTTACATGGTGCGTGGAATATACAATTTACTTATTATATTGGTGAAACAAGTCCTCGAGTGGTAGTTACTGGTTCAGCTAAGAATAACACTGATAATCCCAACTATTTTATTGATTTAAAAACCACAAACGTTTTGGAGTATGTTCAACAATCACGAAACGCAGATAGTGAGACATCAATGGTATTTGGTTATTTGGAAGATGGCTCTATGTTTGGGTATTATGCCTACTTAGATGAAAACTTCAATGTTGTAACAAGCCAAGTGCCTACGAACGGAATCATTAATATTGGAGCAACCCCTCGTGTGGCTTATGCAAGTCTTCAGAACACTACCCTGTCTGAATTGGCGGAGAGTGCGACCAGCCTATTAAAAACGAGTATTTATGCTATCAGATCTCAAATGGTTATGAGATTAGATGGTTCTCCCTTATTTATTGGTCAGAATGATAGTCCTTTCATTGGTCAATACATCAGACTTGCTAATTTAGAGGATAATATTGTGACAAGCCAATTGAGAGAGATAAATTTCACGACTAACCAAGCCATTGTGGGCGATAATGACGATATTACGTTTGGAGACTAGAGATGTCAGATACTAGAACAATTTACTTAAAAAATAACGAGGGAACAATATACTCTAGTGACCCAAGTAATGTCGGATCTGAGTATTTGGACATGTCGGGTTTTGATAGTTTAAACCCAAGCGAAAACTCTATTTTTACATCAGCAACTAATATCTCACTTATGTATTCGTCTTATGATGTTAAGTTGGTATTGACTTTTATGTCTGATTATGATAATGGTAGACAAGCTCGTGCGCAATGGATAGCTAAAAATCAAAACTCAATTAACCAAATTTCTGTGGCAAATACCAATAATCAAGATTTGGTATTCAGTAAACAAGCCAAGATTAAAACGATTGACTTTGTAGAAAACCATTATGTAAATGGTGTACAAGCCGAACTAACATTGGAATTGGTCGGTAGGTGGCAATCATCGGTTAAACGTACAAGCGCAACTGTTTATCCATATACTGGTGGAACGAAGAAATATCCATATAAATATAGACAACAAAATCCAGTTCCACAAACCAACGCACAGGGACAAATTAATCGATTATTAAACACAGAGTGGTCTCCTGACTTTTCCGGTTGGAATATCGGTGTACCTAACACATCTGGAAAGTTCACAGCAACAACTCCTTTATCATCTGACAAATCATGGTCGTTATCATCAGAAAAGTTTGGCGGTAGCAATGTTCTGTCAAAAACCTATGGTTCAGGAATTTCATCAATAAACTCTGGTCTAATTCCTATCGGAGGAAATGTACCATCAACAGTAGCTATAGAGGCATATTCTTCTAGTGATTATAATGGTACAGTAACAGTTTCTCTAAGACTTTACTACTATGACTCAAATCAAAACTATATATCTCATTCCTTTAAAGATAGCGCAAAAATATCTTCATGGACTAGACCAACTTTTTCTGCTACATCTCCGTCAAACGCAGCTTATGTTGTTGTATCGTTTGTGACTAATGGTTCTGTTGGTAAAAGTAACTATTCACAGCCAATGTTGGTATTTTCATCAACGGTTGGCGACTACGTTCCAGGGTTATACAAAGATTTATCCACAAATACCTATAAATATGGTTACCAAATTATCACAGACGAGGTTAAAACTGATGGATATAATGGTTTTATAATCAATATCCCATCACAAACAACTCCCGTAAATGTGACTTTAACTGCTCCAAATGGGTTGTCTGCTACTATTAAAACAAGCCAGACTAATGTACCGCTTCAAATTTCAAGTGATATGATTGGTTACTCGCTAGATAACTTTGATACATTTACGCTACTAAATAAAGGTTTCCCAGCCTCAAAGTATTGGGATAACTTACTCTCCGTATATAGCACTATTCAAACCATATTAAACGCCAATACTGTGACTGTTTCTGTGGCAAGTGGAACAGGTAGTTCGATACCGTTTGAATTTTACTTATACAAATTACAAGACTTGATTTAAGAAAGGTAATAACATGACATTAGCAAATACAGAATTAGTATACCAAGCAGACTTTATGAATGTATCTCCAAGTGCTGACGGAGCTGTTTTTAGTGGGATTGGCAACCGAATTATAACGGGATTAGTACCAACGTTGCTTAACGGTTCTGTTCAAGTTACGGCGGGTAAGGCATTAGTACAAGGTAGATTATTTGAATTAACTTCCACAAAGACCTACACGCCAAGCACTACGATGGGGACACAATATTTAGGGTTAATGGTAGATCTCACACAATCAAACGTTGATGGTGATACGGTAACAAACAACCAATATACTGTTGGTTTCTTTAATAGTCCGTCCGGTAACTTAGTAATGGGGGATAGTAAAGCAAATATCCCATTATTTAAAATGACTGGTACGACATCAGTTATTGTTGCTCCTGAAATGAATGGTAGCACGGTAAGAACTTGGCAACCAAACACTCAATACTCAATTGGCGACTTAGTTACATTTAACAGATTAGGTACAGATACAACAGGTAAATTAACTAACCCAATATTTAAAGCGGTTCAAACGCATGTTAGTGATACAACATTCCCGTCTAGTTCTAATACTCAATGGGTTTTAATTAATATTTCTGCTTACTATATTGAACTAAATTATAATTCTTATGCCGTAAATTTCTATTTCAAGCGGTTTGGAAAATTAGTTGATGTTAGTACAAGCGCGGTAGTCCATACCCTTAGCGATGCGTATTTCATCAGTAAAGAAAAGGGTAAGACGGTACTGCCTGACGTTTTCAAACCAATCAATAACGTTTTCTTATCAACTGGAGCTTCAATTATTCAGTTGGATATTGGTGGAAACATTATTGCTCGTGGTTCTGGTAACACGGTTGGTTCGTTGATGGCGGGTACTTATCACGCAATGGGTGATCCAGTGTGGAATGCGGGTGTACCAAGTTAATAATAAAAAGCCTTATGAAATCAATCATTCGGCTTTTTTTGTTGACTATAATCAATCTTTGGTAGACCCTTTGGTTTACTTGATTTTGATTTACTAGCTGTTAATTTATTGTATTGACGGATAATCTCACTGGCTTCACTAATGTCAAGTGTTAGTATCTCGCTTAGTGGTTGATTAAGGTGCATGAGAAAGGCTATTATCCTATAAATTAAGTAATACTTATCTCCACCTTCATCATTTTTATGCTTACTTTTGACCTGTGAGCTTAGCAAGAAATTGATTGAACAATACACCCTCTGGCAAGTCTAATTCTTCATATTCTTTGCGGGTATCTTCGTTTTGTACTAATACGCCATCAACGGTCTGTGCATACAAGAATTTCAAAACATCATGGCGGGTATCAATAAACTGTAAAGAAGTAATTTCACTGGCTTTTTGAGGGTCTGTGGGGTCTTGTTCAAAACTAGCTAATCTACTTACAACCTCACCTAATTGGGCGTTAAATTCATCACCCGTTTCATCTTTAAAGATTTTCTCGGTGTTGATGGTGCGTAAAAACTTGTATTCATTAGTGATAGGTTGGTTGTTTTCATCAAATCCCAAGTGTTCTGTATACGTAAATTTCATGTTGGTTCGTCCTTTTAATTAAGTTTGTATAACCATTGTATCACACCAAATAAAAAAATACAACCTATTTCTTTGGGTCATCTGATTGTTTAACTAATTCTTTTTTCTCGTTATCTAAATACTTGGCAATTGCTTCGGGGAATGGTAGTCCTAATGCGATCCAATTCTCTGCCAAACTAAGTGCTTGTGTAAATAATACAAGGGTTTCAAATACGCTCCAATAGTCGCCATATCCCAATGCAAAAAATATTGGTACTGTTAGTGGTGGGATTAAAATAAGTAAACAATGTTTTAATAAGCCATAAGAGCTAATAGTAGAATTTAATGACTTAGATACAACCGCTTTAATAATACCTAAAAATATATCAATAAAACTGGCATATATAATTGCGACAAAAATGTGTGAATTGTGAAGTGTTGTTACGATTATATCCAGAGCCCATGCCATTATTATGTTTCCATTCGCTTATTTTGTGTACTAATATTATATCATAAAATATGCAATAAAAAAAGCCCCTTTCACAGGACTTTGTTGTTAGCTCCTAATACAATACCCAATGACACAACCATTTCAACGGAGAATACTAATATAGAGAATACAATGCTACCGAAGATTGTAAACAGCCAAATAGGTAAGGCAATAATGGAAACTAGTAAGAATAGTAAAATAAGTTTTGCTAGTAGTTGATCTAGTTTTTCTTTTGATTGATTATTCATTGTTTTCATCTCCTAAAGCTGTGATTGGTTGTTCACTTTGGCTTGTTGATGTATTAATGGTACTAGATGTCTCTGATTGGCTGTTTAAGGGACTTTCAATTGGTTCTGGTTCAACTATAACAGAAGTATTAAAGGTGGCCTTAAATCGAGCGCTAGGTACATACATGAATTTATTTTCATCTGTGAACTTAATTAGGTAAAAATCGCCGGCTGGTAATTGACTTTGGATACTACTTGCCAATGTAGGATTAAATTCAATTGAGATAACCCCACCTTGTCCGATTGTGAAGCCTTGTCCTGCGGTTGTACTCGTAATTTCTTTAATTGTAACGTTGTAATTTGTCATTAAAAGTCTCCTTTTTCTTGTCCGTGATATCCTTGTCGATATAATTCTTGCAAATAGTCATCGTTGTAATTAATAAACATATAAATGTGGTATACCAGTGTAATGATACCAATACTTACCAGACCGCCTAAAATATCAATAGCTAATCCAATCATAAAGTTTTTAATATCACCTCGGAATAGTGGGACGAAGAAGCCAAAGAATAAGAATGTCCACGATAGGCCGATTTTAACTCGCTTTACTTTACCATAGTTATTTTTTAATGTAATTTTCATTAGTTGTTCTCCTTTTCGACATCATCAATAATAATTTGAATATTTTCTTGTGCTTTTTTCAAGTCCTTAACCATGTCATCTTTACGACCAGCACGAGCCAAGTATTTGATTGCGTTACCTGTTGCCCAAGCCCTAACCCCTGACATGTGAGCTGTTAAACTTGTGATATGGTCTTTTACTTGTGTGCCGTCTTCTAGTTGGTAATGACTTGGCTTGTATATGGGATCTGATACTAAGAAATCACCGTCTCTAGTACCGTCTGTGTTTAATTTATTATTCATCTATCTGGCTCCTTATAATCCATTTCTACATTTATAATCTCACTCATTCTGTCAAATACAAACACTTTAACTTCTCCTGTAAATGCTTTGGTTAATCCATCAGCTATGGCATTAGCATCTACTAAGTTGCCATATGTTGCTCCCGAAGTTTCCCAAGCGTCGTTATTTGACTTACGTGTTCCTATTACAAAAACTTTTTTATCTACTAAGTTCACAATGTATTATCTCCTTTAACTTATGAATTAATTGTAATACGCCATATATTGATTATCAAGCATTATTTAAAATTTCTTTTATTTCGTCAAGGGTATACGTCCAAATATTACCCATGAAAGTTCCTTGTTGGTTATACAAATAATCCAAAATACAATCTGGACTAACATAATCAAAATCAGATTTGAAAGTGTCTTGAATACCTAACAAGCCAAGGTTATCTCGCTCAATCTCCCAAAGCTCTAACTCTCTAAACTTTGGCGATCTACCTTTGATGTCGTAGCTGTATACATTTAATGTTTTCATCACTCACTCCAATATCTAACATTCTTATCCGTATCCCGACCCATCTTAACTGACCCGCCAAGTTTATTTAAATAATCAATGGCATATCTAAAGTCTCGCTGGGCTGTGCTTTCACTTAATTGGTATTTATCCCTATGCTCCTTGACTAGTACGTATTTTCCTGTTTGTAGTTCGGTGATGAGGGATAATATACGGTCTGTTTTGCTCATTTTTTGAAAATCCTCTCGTCTTCTGCCTTTTCCCGCTGTCTCCATCTTGGCTTATTATAACCATTATCAACTCGATCTAGTGCCTTACCGATTTGACGCCAAAAAACTAAATTTTTATGTCTCTCACGTCTAACTTTACTCATACTAATTTACCTCGTTCAATTTCTAAATGTAATCGCTTCATATCTGCTCTAATGGTTGACAATGATATGCCAATGTGATAAGCGATAACTTGAATATCCTTTTCGTTTGTGTGATTGATATATTCGAGTATTCTTAATAAACGTTCGTCAATCGTAGCTTTCTGTTTTTGTCTCAATCTGCCAAAGGACTCATCAAATCTCTGTTTTTGCTTAGCTTGTTTTTCATTGTATACTCTTGTTAGTGGTAAGTTTTGTTCATATAGCATTATAATTGCTCCTTTGTATCATCGTCTCTAATCGCAAACACTTTAACGCTTTTAAATGTCTTGCTTAATCTGCCAAATATCAATCGTTTAACCTTAAATGAAGCGTGGCGTTTGAGATAGGCTGGGTCATAATGATTACCTGTGTATTGGCGTGTTAATGTGAAATTACTAGCGGTGAGTTGCATATCAATACTATCCACATAATAAGTAATACCATCGAGTTCTACCATGTAAGCTATATATTTTGTCATTTCTTGTGACCTCCTTTAACTTATGAATTAATTGTAACACGTCATATTTTGATTGTCAACACTTTTTGCAAAATAAAAAAGCCAATTTATTAAATCAGCTTTTAAATATTTATTTAAGTCCACCTAGTGCGTTAATAATACTTTCTGTATTCTTCCTAGTCATCGTTGTATAGGGAACACCGTCTTTTTTAAGTTCGGACAATGTTGAAGTGCTATCAATCCGAATAACAACCCCATTATCTGCCAAGTATACATTGTTCTTGCTACCGAAGTTTGTGTCTACATCTGATTTGAATAATAACATGTCTTTTAATACCACCTTTTTATTTGTTGTGTTTGGTTGAGTTTCTTTTGGCTCATCAATACCTGAAATAATATCCTTATATAACTGGTTACGACTGATACCCCAATTAGCTAAGAATTGAATTGGATCTACGTGGTCTGAACCATGACCTGTTGCACTTGCATAGTTATGTGTCTTGATACCTGAAATATTAGAGTTATCAATCGTGTAAGATATTCCCGCTTGCTTAGCTAAGTAACGAGCCAACCAAATATATGCGGGATAGGCTTTATTGAAGTCTGCTTGTGATTTGATAGAACCCTCAACAAACTCAATTGCTCCCCAAGTCTCCCAGTTCCAATCACCACCAACGTCCCATGCACCGCCGTTCGTATGCATCACTTGGCGTATATCAACTGCACCGTTTGTAATTCCAACTAAGTGTGTATAGTTAGCTAAGTTATAATGACCAGCCAAGTAGTCACGTTCGTTCTGTACAGATGAGTTAGGATTACCTGTTGAGTGTAAATGGATTTGATGAAAGCCAGGCTGTAATTGGCTTGTGTTATATACGTATTGATAAGGGACTACAATATCTTGTTTAATTGTATATGCCATGTGATCTCCTTTAGATATAATCTTCTGGGGCAGACGTCCAATCTGTTGATGTGTTGCCTGACTCGATTTTAAGGTTGCTTAAATAGTAGTTTGTGCCAACGTCCACAGCCATGAAGAAAACTATTGCCGTAGCTAAATTGGGTATTGTATAACTGTATTTATCCCAAGATGTTGTCAACTTAGGATTAAACGTTTTAGCACCTCCAAGAGGCTCCGAGTGAAATTTAGCATTTTCCTTATCCGCTTTCGCCCAAAAACTAACTGTAACCTGCTGACCATTTAAAGCATCTAATCCTCTTTGATATAACGAATTTTGGGGACCACCATTCCACGCCACCGATGGTATACTTGTAAATACCTTTCCCTTAATTGAGTCGTTTGTAATTGACCACAAATTACCAACATTGACCCACTTATCAAGTGAAGAACCAGATGAGTTTAAGAAGTAATTCCTACCATAAACCAGCTGCCCGTTTGAATACGCCCTATCAATTGGCTTACCGTCCTTGACAAGCGCCTTACCATTTATAGTTGCCATATCAACCTCCTATAAAGTAAACACCAGTTTTATCAGGTAGTTCATCGTATTCTGCTTGCGTAACAACGTTGATGACGGCGTCTTTACCAGCTACTCCCTGAATACCTTGTATGCCTTGTTTACCCTGTTCACCCTTTTCACCTTGTGGTCCTTGTATACCTTGTTCACCAGTGTCTCCTTTGATACCAGTAGCACCTGACATATCAGTAACAAAAGTAAATTCCGTACCGTTCCACAAATATAGTTTTGCGTTGTCTGGGTCTTCAACAGTTGATGAAATCATAACAAAGTCTCCCTTTGTTAAATTGTCACTGCTCATTGACGCAACACTCGGAAACGTTTCTGCAATCGAGAAATCATTACCAGATACTCCTTGAATACCTTGAATACCTTGTGGTCCTTGATCGCCACGTTCGCCCTGAATACCCTGAACTCCTTGTGGTCCAGTATCACCATTATCTCCTTTTTCGCCTTGTGGTCCAACTTTGATGTCTAGTATTTTATCCGTGAGTTCTTGAGATAGGTTACTAAACTGTTGTTGAAATTGTTCGACAGTAATAGAAGAGATAACGTTTCCATCGATGTTAGTAGCGTTATGATGAATATTAAGTTTCAAAAAGCCATGGTCCGGATAAATTAGGGTATCACTACCATGTTCAAACCAAACTTCTATACGATAACTGCCAGATGGAAGATTGGCCAATTGTGCGCTCGTGAAAGTAATTTTTTCATCTTGCCATGTCGCTGGGAAATTAGTGAGGTAACCAACATCGTTTTGCTTGATATAAACCTTTGGTAGATAAGTGGTGTCTTTAAAAATAATACCGTTGTTCTCAGCCGTTAAATATATTGGCGTGTTATTATCTGCAAACTTTAATCCTGTTGTACTCATAGATAATGTCTTAATCATAATTACCCCTTATTGTGCCGGTACTTCAGTGGTTGTAACAAAACCTGTTTGGTTCTTAGGCGCAATTACTGATTCGGCTGCTTTTAATGCGTCATCTGATACAAGAGACTTCACAGTATCCAATGAGCCATTTGCTTTATTAGTTGCATAGGCTTGTTTAACATATGCCAATGCTTGCTCTTCTGTGAAATACTTCTCATACCCATTATCTTTAATACGCTTTAAGAAGTTTGATACGGCGTCTGATTGTTGTACTGAACCATTAGCAATAAACTCTTGCGCTTTCAAAACTACTTGGCTGGCTGTGGTTAATGCAAACTTGACACGTTCATTCTTAGCTGAAGTGGCCAATGTCTTAAACCAATTGCTAACCGTATACCCTAACCCAATAGACAATGATATGCCAACCGCTGTTTGAACTAAGCCAATGATGTTATTGATTGTCATGTGTTAATCCTCTTCTGCATTCTCAAAGTAATATAGGATTGCCTTGCGTACTGCCTCACTCTTGGTTACTCCTAATACTTCACTGATTGTTTCAAGTCTATCCTTTGTTGCTCGGTCGACTCGTACTGAAATATAAACTTGTTTGTTCATAGTCTTATCGTTCCTTTATATAGTATCATAGCTCTATTGTATCACGCAAGGACTAATATTGCAAGTAATTTGACATGCCAAGTGAGGTGTAAAAATAATTACGAAAATCTATCCGAAAAACATTTATTTTACCCGAAACTTCCCCAATAATACCCCCCGCCCAACGCTATCCAACCTTGACACCCTTGACC